ATGGGTTCGTGAAAGATGGCACGCCTTTTATTGTGAGCGTTTCAACCAAAGAATCAGAGACAACATTTTTACGGCAGCTCTCGGTCTCGGATATAAAAAAATAACAGTAGAATTTGCTAACAAAATTATACTCTGGGAACAAGTTCCTGAAATGTTGTATGAACAATTGTCACCAAAATGGCAAGATTATGACAGAAGTTGTTCTTTTATAGATTCGGGTGGAAAAGAACATGTTGTAGGATTCGAGCAGCATTTAGAATTTGCTAAAAATTTAGCCGACCCCGTAGATGACAGAAATCCGATTGTTCAGTTACTCATGAAAGATTGGATAAGAAGATTCGGTAATGCGTTCGAAACCTATAGAACGCCGACAGGAAGACAAAGAGACTTCATATTCATGATCTCAAAAAGAGAAAAATATGACTTGATATATGTTGATACCATTCAAGATGGCATATTTTTGAGTAATGACAGCCCTGAAATGTTGTATGAACAGCAAAGAAACGAAAGCTCATTATTAGAGATCGTGAAAAAATATGAAGACATGGATTCAGCAGAAAAAAATCTTTATGGTGCGCTTGTTAAGCTCTGTGAACAAAGAGATGGTTCGTGGAGAATCAATGAGTTCCGTGTATCACAAAAAGCACGAGAAAAGAAGATCAGAGGCGAATATCAAAAAGTATGCATGCTGACGAATTCTCACGATCTACTCAGAGAAGCTCATTCGATGGTAACTTCATTTCAAGATGCTGTGAGGCTCATAAACATGTTGTGCTCTTCGATCGGAGTGACACCGCCGAAAACAAAAATGATATCACAAAGCAACAGAGTCGAATATTATGAGAGAGGGACTGTACATTTAAGACCAATAACGACAATTGGCGGCACAATTCATGAACTCGCTCATCATATTGTTCCAACAAAAGTCATAGAGAGAGAAAGAACATACACAGCAAGAGAAAGATACTGGCGTGAGCTCGCAGGATTTAGCGATCACACTGGTAGAAGGAAAACATGGCGACGCGATGTGCATAGTGCTGATTTCGTGAAGAAACTCGATGAGCTCCTTGTCGAATGGAAAAAGCTCATTTGTGGAGAGAAAGCAGCTGCTTCTGAACCTGTGTTGTCAAAAGCTTCACTTTTGAATGTGCTAGTTTCGAAACTCGGTGGCGAATGGAAAAAGATAAACAAGTTCGACCGTGTTTCATATAGACTCGATTCAAAAAGATTTTCAGCAGACATTTGGTCAGATGAAGACTCATGGAGATTCACTGTGTACAACAACGAGACAAAACATTATGAAAACAACGGGAAAGTGAAGACTTTCGAACTCGCTATTGAAGCAATCGAAGAAACCATTAAAAAAGTACAAGAAGAGACAGCACTAGCTACTGAAAGTCTCATTTCGCTCATAGGAATAATAGAAGAAAAATGACATCAATAGCTTGTACAACTGGTTCTCTCTGCAGCGCTTCGTTCATTGGCTGCGGCTATTCGGATGGAAATGCATTCTTATCAAACAAAGACATTCAGTTTATCAACTGTCTAAATAGTGAGATTATTAAGAACGTCGTTGGCCAAAATCTTTCGTACTATCGCGTCGACGAACAAAAAACTGAAATGAATCTCTATGGTGAATCTAAAGTCAAAACTTTTCGAAATCCAATCAAGATTTTTGCTCGTATAGAAGTGCCTGAGCCGATTCAAACGATGGGTTCTTTCCCACTCGATGAAGAAGATAGACTCATAGTATACTTCGATAAATTCGATTTGTACAAGCACAATATCGAGCCTTCAATCGGAGATTTCGTTAAAGCAGAAAACGAGATTGTCTACGAGATTCTCAAACTGTATGAATGGCAGCCTCTCTTCGGTGCTCTTGGAAACAATGTTCTCGTGAAGGCTGAATGTATCAACTCTCGACAGACGCAGATTGATTCAACTTTGTCCCAAGAAGAATGGGAGCTCATAAAATGATGAAGATTGTTTTTTGTTTTATTTTTCTCACCTCATGTGTTTCATCGATCAATCAGCAAAGAATCTCTTCTTCAATTAGAGCGTCTTCTTATGATGCAATGTCTTTCTTTGAAGAAAGACATGGCGACGCAATAATGAGCAAGATCTTGCATATTAGTGAAAAAATACAATCGAGAAGAGAACGCTGTGAAGAGTTCAATAGATTCATTATGAATCTAACAGAACTTCAATGTGCAATTTTCGGCTTTAGTTATGCTGCTCAAGAGTTTCAAAAAGCTCTCGATGAGTCTGAAACTATCGATGAACAGCAATTCATTTTGCTAATTTCAGCTGCTTCAGATTTGCTTGCTAGAATCATTGAATTGTGGGATGAAGTATTCAATTTTCAGAATATCTCACAATCAATACTTCGTTCGAGTGAGCTAATAAGAAGAACAGTTGAAGATAATGATATTTCTCTCATGACGATCAATTTTCGCTGTGGTTGACATGAAGAAACCAAGACTCACAAAAATATTCCACTCTGAAGATTTTGTTGTTTATCTAGTTGACGGTAGCATTGTGCGAAGAGATTTTGATATAAGTTTCGCATCAACTGGACACTTCTATAGATATCCTCTTTTCATTCAAGAAAATGAGATATGGATAGAGAAAATGCTTGACAGAAAAGACATGTTGTTCAATTGTGGACACGCTATCGTTGAGCGCTTCTTAATTAAAGTGTGTAGATATAGCTGCGATAAAGCACACGAGAGAGCATCACGTTTCGAAGAGAAAATAAGAAAAAATAAAGTGAGAGATCCAATTGACATTGCATTGAAAACTGTTGACAAAGTTGCAAAAAGAAAACTCACTGAAGCAAGACTTAGTTTCAAGAAGCTCATAAAGTTCCCTGAACTCAGACAAACGTATTCATGGGATTGCGGAGCTAGCGCATTTCAGAGTATACTCGCTTTTTATGATGTTGACATTGATGAAGGAACGCTCATAGAATATCTCGGAACAAACGATGAATCGGGTACGAATATCAAAATGATAGAAAAGATCGCGAGAGAAAAATTCGGACTGAAAACAATAAATAGAACAAATCTCACAATAGAAAAGGTGAAGAAGCTCATTGACAAAAACGTCCCTGTTCTCATGTTGATTCAAGCGTGGCCATGGCCAGAAGAAGAAAATCCCGATTGGGAAAAAATGTGGACCGAAGGACATTATGTTGTTGCTGTTGGGTATACGAGCGACAAAATGATCTTCGAAGATCCTTCTTCAGTGGTAAGAACTTACATTCCCTTCGATGAACTAGATGCGCGCTGGCATGATTACGATCTGCTTCCTAATGGTAAAAAACTCATTCTAAGACGATGGGGTATGATATTTTATGGAAGAAAGCAGAAGTTTGATCCCAATGATGTGGTGAAAATGGAATCTTTGCTAGTTCCAAACCCATCTAAACTTTTTTAGATCTTCACAATTCTTATGAAAATAGTTTCTTGTCTCATCATCATAGCATAGTTGAGCATAATTCTTGAGCACTCTAGTTGCATATAACATCCATTTGCCTCTTCTTGTTGTGCCTCCTGTATTATAGCAGCCGATCCAATCACCCCAGAAGATTCTTTCTTTTTCTGGAAAAACATCTCTGTGAATGGCGAGTTCTTCGATGCCTATCCTAATCGCTGCTCTCATATTCTCATTAATGAATGTTCGTCTTTCATTTTGAGTGTCTCCTTCTATTGTTTCATTTGTCCTCGGTATGCTTCTTCCTCGATAATAATTTGCTGTTATGAGTTGAAGAGGACCAGCTTCACCAGCAATACAGGTGTCAACAGTATAATATCTTTCTTCTTCCCTGAGGATGTAGACGCAGAGTTTTCTTCCAGATGTGAAAATCATTTTTTTAGCTTTCTCTCTTTTACATTTGCTTTCGAGAATTTCACTAACTTTATTCTTTGCTATTTGTTGTTCACAAACATTCATTGATACTTGATGCTCTCCAAGACTTTTTTTAATGATTCCGAAGTTCGACTCATTTTTGATTATGGCGATCACTAAGAGAGGATCAAAATTGACTATGAGAGACTCTACGACTATTTCTGTACACATTTCATCAATGAAAGCTGGAACTGATTTCCTCTCTTTAAGACAATTTTCTTTGGCGTTTCCTCTAAGAACATCACAAAATTCGTTCTTCCATTCATTTTTCAAATTGTACACGCCTTTCATACACAATTCTTTTTGTCTTGTTATGATTTCTCTTATAAGTTCTTTAAGTCTTTCGAGATAGTGCAGAATATTCGACACAACATGAAACTTTACAGTTTCAATTTCTTCTTCAACAACAATATCTGGAGTTGAGTACTCATGTGTTAGATGTCTACTTTTGTTCGTTGAGCAAGACATGATAAAAAATGAAAGAACGAACACTAAAATATGTCGCATGAATATATTTATGGCTAGGAGACTTGAAATGAATGAAGAATGTTCTTTTTGTCTCAGAAAATATACACTTTCAAGCGAGAAAGTTTCCCTCTTAAGGAAAACATGAAAAGTAATAAAGTAGCGGGGAAATCTTTTGCTCTAACTGGAACGTTTTCTCACCCTAGAGATGAAATGATTTCTCTCATTGATAAGAATGATGGAATCTTCCATGGAAACCTCAAGAAATCGACAGACTTTCTTGTTGCAGGTGCATCGATTGGGTTCAAAGTTACAGCACGCGCTGAAGCTCTAGGAGTGAAGATCATTCACGAGAAAGAGTTCTTGAAGATGCTCAATGGAGGCCGAGAGATCAAGGGAGATCTACATCCCCATCGAGGGAAGAAAGATTATGGACAGTTTAGAGGGAAGTATCGTTTTAGTGAGCAAGTGTCTGACATAAAGAGCGTCACAAGCGAACTTCTCTCTGCTGCACAGAAAATAAGAGATCTTCCGAGAGGCTTCGGTGGTTTCGGGGCTTCTTATGAACCCGAATGGAAAACGATCAATCTTACACTTGACACTCCACGAGAAATGAGACATCCAGAAGAGAATGAGAGAATGTTTGATAATCCAAAGTGGAAAAAAACAATAGAGAAGTGGGAAGAGCTTGAGGGGAAGATTTTCGATCTTCTCGACGAGTTCAAAAATAAATACCCAAACTTCATTTTCGAGTCGTGCGGCGAAGTTTCAGGAGGAGGGGTCATGGTCATAAAGAAACATTCATGGTCTAATTTTTTGAGTGAGGCCCGTTGGCACTCGAAGTGGTCTCCAGAAATTGGGAGGGTTATGAGAGGAATCCCTGAACCAGGTCCGCATCCAGGGCAACTCGATCCGAAGTGCCCAGCTGTCGAGGCGTGGTATGAAGCTACTGATGATATGCCAGAAGATATCCAGGAAGAAGAATACAGAGATTTCTATGAGAAACACATAAAGAAGTGTGAGCTATGCAGGAGAAATGCTAGCCTTCGGGAAGGGAGAAAGAGAATGATAAAGCTGTCTGAGCTCAAGAGGATTATTAGGGAAGAGGTGAGTTCTCAAGATCTCGAAGAAGCGAGTGGGAATACATCATATCTTCCGCCAACTGAGGGATCGTTCAAAGTATGGCTGAAGGGACTTCCTGAATTCAACACCCTCAAGAAACAATATTTTAGGGGGCGACCCATCGCTCGACACCTGAAAGTAAAGTATCGTCACCTCCTAACTTATTGGCCCATTGATGACATTGAAAGGACCCTCGAGGAGATTTTTGAGGCATGACCCTCGCTTCGAATGTTTGTATCGAGAGATTTTGGGATGTCTGATAGAAACTGATGACGCTCACTGCAAGCTCACAATATCTCAGAAAATCATCACTGCTCGACATTGATGAAGCATTCTTTGACTGGTTTGACAAAGTTCTCAATCTTTCAGTGACAGACAACAAACACAAGAAAAGAAAAGTATCTGTGATCATGTCTGGAGCTGAGAGATGGGCTCAGGTGAAGAATAGAAACAAGAAGATGAGAGATAAAGCGAACACTCTCATTCTTCCAATCATCGCAGTGAGAAGACTCGATTTCGAGAAAGTCCAAGATTCTTGGGCTTTAGGTCGATGGTTTAAAACTCTCTCATATGCTAAAGTGGTGAATTCATATGAGACAGCAAACAGAGCAAATCTCAATGAAGCGAGAAGAAGAAACAACAGAGTTACAATCAACGACATGTTAGAAAAAGCTCCTGTTTATGAGATGATAGAAATACCATATCCCTCTTTTGTTAAGGTGAATTATGCTGTTGAGATCTGGACTTCTTATATCATTGATATGAACATTATACTCGAAAAAATATGGGCAAAGACAAATGATTCAGCAGCTGGATCGAATCAGATTCAAGTGAAGTCACGCTCAGGCAATAAATATGTGTGCTTTACAGAACAAACAGCTACTAACGCGTCAAACATTGAAGATTACTCAGAAACAGAAAGAGTGGTGAAAAGTACGCTCAACTTCAAAGTGCTCGGTTATCTCCTCGACGAAAGTGACGCAGCAATGACAAAGTCTGTACCGTGCGTTTCTACAATATCAATGAAAGAAAGAGTGGTCACAGACAAAGAAGAGATAAAAAAAATATTTGGAAAATGATTCGAGAATCAGCACATTTTGAGCCATATTTATTAGTGTGAGTATTTTTTGTTTCACACGAGCCGAGGAGAAGCAAGGAGATAAATAAACATGTCAGAGACTATTCACGTCAGCGCTGGAGTCTTTAGTAGAGAAATCGATGAGAGCTCACTACAGGCAGGACTCGCAGGAATAGGTGCTGCAACGAGTGGCCGTACTCAGAAAGGACCTGCATTCAAGATTCAGACTGTTCTCGGATGGACCGATTTTGAATCATCTTATGGAACTCTTGATACTAATCTTTATGTTCCCTATAGTGCCAAAGAATATCTCAAGAATCAAAATGTTCTCAACGTTGTAAGAGTTCTCGGTGTTCATTCTGATGCATACGCTGAAGGTGACACGACCGCAGAACCTGCAGGCTTCACTGCTTCTTATGCTCTCGCAATAAACTATAGTGGTTCAGCTTATGGCTGGAGAGTAGGAACAATTGTTCACAGCAATGCAGCTGTTACTGCCATAGGAACTCTCCAATCAGTTGTTTTTGATTGGGTATCTGGTTATAATGATGGAAATCCATTTACTGCTTCTTATGTTAGAAGTGACAAGAATTATGTTGGAAAAGTTCTGAATAATGATCCGACGAAGTATGAAGATTCTTCAACTGTTCATTATATCTGGCAGAATTTTGGATATGATAGCATCTCTCTAGGGACCGCTCTAAAAGTTTCAGCTTCTTATATTGCGACTTGCGCGAACACATATTCTCTAGAATATTCTACTGCTGCAACTCAATGGATTTATTCACAAAATTTCGGGAGCTCACTCACAGGCTCAAACGTCAGACGTTATCGTCTACTTCGACTCGTTGCAAAAGATGATGGTGAATATCCCAACAAGAATATAAAAGCTTCTTTCGCCAACATGAGAAAGACGATAAATGATAAAGCAACTGAGTATGGCTACTTCGATGTTGTTGTGAGAAGATTCAGCGACACAGATAAGAAAGCAGAAATCATTGAACAGTTCACGAATTGCACTCTTGATCCTGATGACACAGAAGGATATGTGTGCAGAAAAATAGGCGACAAGACATCCACTTGGGACACTCTCACAAAGAAATTCATAGAATCAGGCGACTTCGATTCAAAGAGCAAGTATGTTCGCGTTGTCGTAGATGATACTGTCACTCAGAAAACTGTTCCTGCCACATCTCTTCCGTGGGGATTCTATGGTTATCCAAAAATAGCTTCTTCGTCAATTTTGTGTTCTGGAACAGTGGGATATTCATCTGTTCCAAGCATTCCATATGTTTCAACGATGAAGTGGAATGGCGATTTTGATACTAAGATTTATTGGGGCGTCGCATTCAATGACGTTTCAGGAAACATCAACTACGGCGTAGATGATAGAATGAAGATCATGCCATCATGTTCTATAGACTATGATCCCATATTCACTCTTGACTATCTATCTTCTTCAGATGGAGTAAAGACTCTATCAACTGATCTCACAGGCACACTAGCTCAATCAAGACTCACTTATGCTCATGAAGCTGGAAACTGTGCTTTCAATTCTGTTGCTGGAACTGTCTTAGCAAAGTTCTCAGCTCCATTCTATGGTGGCTTCGATGGATTCAACATTCATAAAAAGAATCCAATAGACAACGCTTACATGGGTGCCGGTCAAGGAAATAGCGTCTCTGAAGCTTGGAATACTTCAGCTTATCTCACATCTTATGAAATCTCTTCAGTGAGACGTGCAATCGACATTCTAAGAAATCCAGAAACTGTTGATTTCAACTTGTTAATCATCCCTGGAATCTTCCATCCTGGTGTTGTGAATTATGCACTTCAGATGGTTGAAGACAGAGGAGATTGCTTCTACATTCCTGATGTTTCTGGATCGAACGTCTCTTACGTGAAAGAATGGATGGACACTGCTCAATTCGATTCTTCATACGGTGCTTCGTACTATCCTTGGGTAAAATATGCTGATGAAGTGAACAACAAAGATGTCTGGCTTCCTCCTTCTATTTCTGCATTCGGTGCTTATGCTTATAATGATAGAATCGGTGCTGCTTGGTTTGCTCCTGCTGGATTCAATAGGGCGTCGATCAATGCGAAAGACGTGAAGGATCGCACAACCTACCTCGAACGAAACGATCTCATTTCGAAGAATGTGAATCCAATCGCTCGATTCCCACAAGAAGGAATCGTGATTTATGGCCAGAACACACTTCAAGTGAAAAAGTCAGCTCTATCGTCAGTCAACGTCAGACGTCTCATGATCTATTTGCGCAAGACGATTGCTTCTTCTGTCCGATTCTTGTTGTTCGAACCGAACGCAGCAACGACTTGGAATCGTTTCGTGAAAATTGTTAATCCTATTCTTGAAGATTGCTTCTCAAAGTCTGGTATTTCACAATGGAAGATAATTTTCGATGAGACGACGAATACTAAAGAGATGATAACTGCTCGGAAAATGGCAGGAAAAATCTACATAACTCCAGTTCTTGCTGCAGAAATGATTGAGCTATCTTTCATAATCAGTCCTCAGGGCGCTACATTTTCTTGAAGTAGAAGGAGAATAAAATGAAAATTAGAATGTCACAACTGAAGAGGCTCATTAGAGAAGAAATCAAAGCTGTAAAGAAAGATTGCATTGAGGATGAATGTGACGAATTCGATCCTGACTCTGTTGAATACGAAGAGTACTGTGACGACTGTAAAAAGAGAGTCATGGGTGAAAGTAGAAGGAATAAAAAATGAAGATCAAACTATCACAACTGAAGAGGCTCATTAGGGAAGAAGCAAGAATCAAAGAAGTTCATGATGAACCATCTCCTCTAGCAGCTGGCAGCCATGATGAAGTCGCAGATAGAATCGAAATATTTTCAAAAAAGATAAGAAAATCTTCAGACGCTCCATCAGCTCAAAGATGGATTAGAGCTCTTAAAAAATATCTTGCCGATTTGTCGTGAGCAACTCAAAAAACTCTCATTCTGAGAAGAGAAGACAAAGCTGGTTCTTCTCATCAAAAAATAAAAGAAAATTTTGGTGTCGCTCTCATTATATGAGTGATCTTCTTAGAATACTAGAGAATGACGACAGAGTACTCAAGTTCAAAACAGAAAAAAAGATTAAAGATGCACCCTATGAATACAGAAATGCAAGATGCTGGTCTCAAGCTGATGTTGTTGTCAACTATGTGAATGGAAATGTGCGCTATATTGTGATCACATCTATGGAGAGAATAAAAAGAACTCATTGTAAAAACGCCACAAAAAGGATAGTCACGCTCAAGAAATATTGTGATGAGAATGGAATTTTATTTTCAGTGTGGACAGATCTCGATGCTCTAGTATATAGAGCAATGGAAAATGGCATTCTCTCTAGAGCTCAAGATGAAAACAAACATTCTTCTCGATAAATACTTAAATGAAGAGCTTGTTGTGCATTGTAAGATTTGTGATGACTTCGAACATGAATATGATAATCTCAGATCTTTCGGAATACATTTCGCCCGCGCTCATGAAAAAGACATAACAAGAGCTGAATATGCAGAGAAATTCAAAACTGAAGAATGGGTTTCGTGCACACATTGTGAAGAGTTCTATTTTAGAAAAGCACATAACAATAGCGCGCAATACTTAGAAGTGAGTGAAAGAACTTGTGGGAAAGAAAAGTGCAAAACAAAAGATCTAGCTATTGTGAGAAAAAGAAAGAGCGAGCAATTCTCACTAATTGTGAAAAAGTCACACAAAGAAGGAAAACTACATCCAGAAGACGTAATCAACAACTTGCGCACAAACAATCCAGAAAAATATCAAAAATATTGCGAAAAACTTTCTGTTCAGACAATGAAGCAAATTGAAAGAGACGGAGCTCCCTACAAGAAAACAAGATGTGGATATTTGTTCAATCCCTTTACAAAACAACTAGAATACATGATGTCTTCGTGGGAAGCTGCATTCGCAAAATGGCTTCAGTCTTTCAATGTTCCGTATAAGAAGAAAAATGGCTTATCATTCAGCTATATTAAAACGAACGGTAGAGCTGGACATCATATTCCAGACTTCTTGCTTGAAGAATCTAAAGAACTCATTGAATTGAAGGGATTTGAAGATGAAAATGTTTCGCTCAAAAGTGAAGCAGCTCAAAAATGGTGTGAAGAAAATGACTTTGAATACTTCTTGCTGAAAGAAGCAGAACTTTCAGAACTCGGTGTTTTAGCTCTCACAAAACATCCTTTCGATATTGAGCTCGAGAGAAAAATCTAATGTTGGAATATAATTAGAACAGGAGCAAAAACATGGTCGAAATATTAGACACTGTACAACTTTTAGCTAGAGATTATGAGCCAAAAAGAAAGTTTCGCTGGATCATAGAGCTCGATGGAATCGATGCATTCACAGCAAAGAGTGCTTCTCGTCCATCATTCACCACAGATCCTATTGAAATCGGATTCATCAATGACACGCGCTGGGTTCCTGGAAAAACGAAGCCGGGTACTGTTTCTATGACTTTAATCGATTCTATTGATCCGTCAGCGTCTCAAAAAGTCATGGAATGGATTAGACTTCAATATGATCCTTCCACAGGCAGAGCTGCATACTCGAATACAGCTCGACGCGATCTCACTCTGAAAATGCTTGGCCCAGTTGGAGACGTTGTTGAACAGTGGAATCTGAAGGGCTGCTTCATCACAGAGAGCAACTTCGGCGACTTAAGCTATGAAGATTCTGCTGTCTCAGAGATCGCACTCACTCTTCAGCCGTCGAGAGCGGTCCTCGAATGGTGATTGTTTAGAAAATCTAAGCATCTCGCTACAACGCTCTCTTTATCTTTTCTGAAATCTTCAATTGACTCTCATTATCTGAATGTCTTCAATGACGTTTTTGATGTCATTTTCTCTTTCCACGTCTTCTTTTATAGCTTCTTCTTTGTCATGACTCTCTTCATCAAACTCTATGCACTTCTTGAGTTGAGGAATATAAAAATCTAAATATCGTACATGTTTTTTACAAGATACTTGATATTCATTAGTTCTGTTTTCGCTCCCGTTTGTAGCATAAAAAACACTCTAAATCATCAGAAAGAGAAGCTTCGATTTCCCTAAAAAGTTCTTGCGACTCAATTGAGAACTTTGGACAAAAATTACAAAATCTGCCATATTTCTTGTGTAGAGTTTTTCGTGCTTTTCTCTGACTTCTGTAGTAGTAGTCATTGCTTGAATCACTGTGCCAAAAAGTGGATTTCCAAGTTTTATTCCTGCAGCTCTCTTTTTGTCATTAGTTTCTTTTAGATGCTCAGACAGCATCACCAGTCTTTCATCTGTTTCTTTAGTGAGCCCAGTATTCCAAGCAGGACACAAAGCACATTTTTCGACTCGCTCTTCTTTTGTGAGACTTTCCCATTGCTTGTGACTACTTTTGCTCAATTTTTCTCTTGTCTCTTGTGAGACTTCTCTACCAATCGCGTTGTGACCGTTAACGTAATCGTTATAGATCTTTTCGTCTCTTATTCTTTTTGTGTGTTTGCCACACCTGCATTTGCACTTTGGTTGTTCTCCATTGAAGATTTTTTTAATTATTTCTTCTTCTGTATGATCTCGATTATAATGATTATTCAAAGCAACAACATTGTTGAATCTACAGTTGCAGTTTGGAATCTTGCAAAAATACTTGTCTATACGTCTACATTTTTCTGATTGTGTTTGATGATTCGCAAGAGCACAAACATTTTTGAATCTTCTATTGCAAGAATCACACTTTGGCAACTGAGACAGATTTATTCTCATTGTAGGAATTGAACCAAATTCTCTTTGTTTGAATTCTTTATTTTCTTTCTTTTTCTTGTTCGCATTTTTAGCTCCTCGACAATATGATTCTCTAGATCTATTTTTGTTCGTTCTAATAGAAGATTCTGAGATTGCTTTGTGTCTGCATTCTTTGCTGCAACATTTGTTGTTTTTCCTTGTGCTGGTGAAGAATTCTTTTTGACAAACTACACACTTCTTTATTTGTTCTGTGTGATGTTTCCAAGCATATTGTTCTAGAGTGAGACTGTGCTTGTCTAGATGTTTGTTGAACCAATTAGAAGGAACAAAGTTTCTGCATTCGCAACATTCTATCTTTCTATATGTTTTTTCCATGTATATTTTTCTCTGTTGAGCCAGTCTTTTATTATTTGAGTGAGTACATCTTGCATCTTCACTTTCTTTATTGTACAAACGATCTTGAAGTCATCGAGAACTTCTTGTTCGACTTTCACTTGAGAATATCGCGCTTTCTTAGTCGTCATATTTTCTCCTATTTAATAAATATACTAGTCATCTTGTTTTTCACGCCCTATTTTTGAGAATAGTGAATTGAATTCTTTTTGATTCACTCATTTTTGAGCTTTTTGTATATTTCTCACATGAAGAAAAAGCATGAAAACTGATTTATGTGAGCTTGAGAGAAAGGTAGAGAGAAAAATGACACTCACATGTGCTGACCGAAGTCTCGATGCCTCGCCTGCGCGCACAACAAACAATCGTGTGTCTCATAGATCTCAATGAAGAGAAGAAATCTCAATCAACTACTCACATTCATCTCTCGTCACATCTCGCTCGAAATCCATGGAACAAGTGATGAAGCTCGAACAAGACGACCTCAAGTTGAAAAGACTAATTTCAGAAATGCTCATCGCCGATATAGAAAACTCAAAGAAGAAATCGAACGCATATACATATCCATACACACCAGAACAATCGAAAGTTTTTCTCAAAACAAAAATTTTCAAGAATCTCGTTGAGTTTGTTTTGTCAAAGTGAAAAAAATGAAAAAGAAGAAGAGTTCGACTAGTTCTAAGAAGAAGATAAAAGCAAAAATGACGCAGGCACCGCAGGGCTCGATTCTCATCAATAGAGCTAAGTGCACAAAGTGTGATTCAATAATAGAAAGCAAGAGTGTTCATGACTTTGTTGAGTGCAAGTGTGGTAGAATCTTCGTCGATGGCGGCCTCACTTATCAACGATTTGGATTCAAAGAAATAAGTGACTTACTAATCTGGAATTGTGCCACAAATGACTTCGAAAAAGTGACGAATAACTAATGACCATAAAAATAACATCTAGAGAGTCAAAAATCACAGTAACTCGCATTGATGCAACATGCGATATGTGTGGATTTGTTCTCGAAAACGCGCGCCTCGCACACGATCATCCAGAAGATGGAGGTGAATACATCTGTTACAGATGTCAAAATGAGATCAATGCTGAAAAAACCAAAGAACATTTCAGATGGCTTATTGATTCTCGCATAAAATCTCTTATTGTTGAAAACGATTGGATCACTCGTCTAATTCTCGAAACAAAAGACGGCACTGAAAGACTCATGACAATCGAGTATTCAGAAGAAAATGAAGAAGAAGACTTGTCAGACGATCGAAACGACTGAGGTTAGAAAAATGTCAGTAGTGAAAGAACTGAAGCTCAAAGGCAAGATTAGTGCTCTCAAAGAAGAACTCAA